CGTTCGAGGGTTTCGCAATACTCGAGCTCGGCGAGATCCTGAAGGAGAATGGAGTGATTCTTGGAACCATCTTAGCCGGTAAAATGATGATTCACGTTGAAAAAAAGATGAGGTTGCGATCCCATCTCATTCTCACGGCATCCGGAAGGCGCCGACCGAACGAAAGCTATACGGCCGATCACATGAATTTCAGAGAACCTCTCAATGATAGTATATTCAACCTTCGATGGGCGACTAGTTCTGACCAGAATTTCAATAAAAGAGAAAAAACAGAACACAGTATAAATGCTACCACTGTTGTTGTTTTGAATGCAGAAACTCGGGAAGAGGTTGCCAGATACTGTTCACCGGCTGCGGCCGCTGTGGCTCGTGGCGTCAGTTCAAGCTGTATCAACAAGTACCTAAGGGATGGCGAGGCGCACAAAGGTATCATATTCACTCGAGACGACCCTCCTTTGGGTGAAATACTTCCGCCGCATCCTAAATTTCAAAAATTTCAGGTGGCGACGAGTGGTTTATACAGAACGCATGTACGGAATACAGGTTGCTGGGGGTCGTGGAGATCGAAAGGAGAAGAGCGCCCCCTCATTCGGGTAGAAAAAGAATCAAAGATGCTGTACGGTTTGATGATCGAGTGTGTGCTGGGTAGGGAGTTGCGTGCTGGCGAGAATGGAGACCATATCAACGGAGACGCCACGAATAACACACTTCAGAACCTTCACCCAATGACGGTTCGGGCAAATATCATCAAGAGGGCTGTGAAACTCGTGAGCGCCATAAAAGACGGTGCGGCCACGGTATTTCTCAACGTAAGCGTCGCGAGTGAAAATACTGGAGTTCGCCCAAGTGATATAAGCAGTATGTTGACTGGAAAAATAACGTGGAAACACTCGAGTGGCTATACGTTTCGTGATGCTTCAATAGAAGAGATACACTCATTCTTCGATTCATTGGTCGAAACGCCGTGCATCGCCAACTTCACACAACACCCTCTATACCCCACCGTGTGCACACAAGACGCCTTAAATAAGGAGTGGAAGGCTTGTTTAACTAAGTAAACGCGATGGAATTGCGCCAACTCCACAATCAAATAAAACGCGAACACATTTCGCGCTGGGTCCCTCGACGTTCGCACGTTCTCGACTGCGGCTGCGGTCGGGGCGGGGACTGGCACAAGTGGAAGGCGGTTCACGCCCGGGTCTCGGCCATCGACCCCGACCCAGAGTCGATCAAGGAGGCTGAGAGTCGAGCGATCGAGATGGAATTTGGGGTCTGGTTCCTGGGCCTCGGGGACATCAGACAGGCTGCATTCGCCGGCCCATACGACGTCGTCTGCTACAACTTCTCTTTACACTACATCTTCGAAGACCCAGAGACATTCAGCCAGTCCATCAAGGCACTGGCGGTCGCGGTTCGCCCGGGTGGCCTCTTGATAGGCGTCACTCCCGAGAAGGCCCGGGCCGAGGCGATGGTCGACCAGTTCGGCCACTTCAAGGATTCCCTTGGAAATGAGATAGCCATTCTTCATGCAAACTCCCGACTCATGGTGCGCCTGGTCGACGGGCCGTTCTATGCAGACGGTGGGAAGGAAGAACCAATTTTGGATGCAAATGTACTGATACGTGCACTCGATCACGCCGGGTTCGAGATGGTCCAGTGGGAACCAATGATCGACAGACCCAACGGTCTCATCTCCGACCTCTACAGCAAGTTTGTATTCAGGAGGCGCCCCTGAATTTTCTAAGATAATATCAGATGATCCAGTGGGTGGTGGTCGCCGCCCTCTTCCTGGTGTTTATGATAATTTTGATCACAAATAGGGAGCCCCCTATGCTGACTGAGATTAAGCAGAAGTACTGGGGGATCCTGGATATGCTCAGGTCGACGGGGGATCCTAGATGGCACGGGGTCCTGAGACCGGCTATCCTCACGGGGATGGTCGGGTGGTCGAAGGACAAGGGGCCGATAGGTTCGAACGTCAACAAGGGCTATGAGATTTACCTCTGCCTGGATGGAGATGATGTCAACTCGGCGATGTACGTTCTCATTCATGAACTGGCACACATGTCCGTCCCGGAATACGATCACACGTCGGATTTCTGGAAGAAATTTGAAGAGCTCAAAGAGCTGTGCATCAAGAATAAGTTTTATGTAAAGGGTGGAGAAAGGTCTTATTGTGGGGATACTGTTCGAGGGTGAGGGAGGGACCGAAGGTTCCTCGCGCCCTCAGCCTGGCGGAGCTTGTATGAATTTCAATTTAAAATAGGACCCGCTGCGCCGCCACGAGCCAGCGCCCTTCGGGCACCGCCTCGGCTCATTTACTTCTCAATCACGTACTTCTTCGCAAAGTAGTACAGGATTGCGGCAATCAGTGCCGTCACGGCCATGCCCGTCAGGGACACCTCACCAGACTCGCCCACAAACTTGGGCACCATGGTGCGCAGGCGGCTCTGGACCGGCTTGGAGAATGCGATGACGGCAGCGATGCCCGCGACGGCCGCCTGGAACTGGTCGTCGGTCAGGCCGAAGGGGTTGGAGGAAGACTTCTTGGACTTGGCAGCGCGCTCAACCATGGGCGCCTGCTGAGGAGGTCCCATCATCTCGTTCTGGATCATCTGGTTCGGGCCGGGCATGAGCTCCTCGAGAGGAGTAGAAAAGTCTGCCATTTGAGATTCGTCAACATCTTTTTCCGGCGAAGGAGGTCGCGTCCGCCTAATCAGACCCGTAGGGACGGACTTGGCCTGGTCACCCTTCTCGCGGTTCAGGGCCTGATGGGCGAGCTCCTCGTCCACCGTAAGTGTCGCCCCCTCTGGGAGGTCGCTCAAAAGCGAGCTCATGTTTGGGTCATATGTCGGCATGGCGGACTGTTCAGGGGCCTGTGACCTCGTCATCTGACTTCAGTCCGGAAAATTCAGGAACGGTCGGAGCGCGCCATTCTTTTTTACAAGACTATAGTAAAATGTCCGGATTCGTTTCTTCTCTCGCCAGCTCCGTCGAGACTCAGGGTATCAACTCTCTGGTCGGTGGGTTCTCTTTCGCCTCTGCTCTGGCCTGGTACGGACTGGTCCAGGCCATCATCGAGAAGTACGTCAAGCAGGGCCCCGGCATCCAGGCACACCTATTGGCGGCTCTACTGACCACCCTCCTGTCCATCCTCGTGTTCATGATCATCAAGAACTTCTACCGCGCCGATCTCAAGGAGCCCCAGCAGCCTATTTTCGCGGTGACTCGTTAAAGCGAGTTCTCTTGGGCTGCGCGGCGGACAGCGCGACCTACGGCCGCCCTGGATTGTGCTACTTCCGCTTCACCACGTTCACGACCGACCCCTTTCTCTTTGGCGGTGGTGCTATCGATCCAGCAGTTGCAGCCGCCCGTGCGTTGTAGTGCCTCTGGTGGTACTGCCAGAATGCAGCCCCACCGACCCTGAAGTTCTTGCGGATGGGCGCCTTGTACCAGAACACACAGTCCGTAATCTTGTTCGACTTGCTGGTGTTGTCGAGCACCAGGCACTCGTAGTTTTCTGTGGTCGCATCCATGACCTGGCAGAAGCTGTCGAACGTCGGGAAGACGCCGAAGAACGCCTTGTAGAGGTTCTCTCGGTTCTGCCTGACGTTGTCGCGCAGAGCAAACACATAGTCGACGTTGGTCCTGATCATGGGTGTCATATCCATGCAATACTGAGTCGTCATCATAAAGAAAATCTTCCAGTGTCGTCCGTTCATAAACAACTGCCTGATCGCAATGTCCCTCATAAAGGCGCGGTCATACATGCAGTCGTCCATGAGCACGAATACCGGCGTGCACTTCCCGACCGCCAAGAGCTTCTTCTGACGCTCGATGATCTTTTCGAGTGCATCCTTGTTGTAATCTCCAAAGACGAAGAGGTCCGGGATGAATTGCTTGTAGTAGCCGTTCCCCTCCTCGGTCCCTGACATGGCGATGCCGGCCGGCAGGTGCTTCTTGTGCCACAGGATGTCCGTGACCAGCGTAGATTTGCCCGTCCCTCGCTTCCCGATGAAGACGCACACCTTGTCGTCGCCCATCTTGCTGGGATCGAACTTTCGGAGTTGCAAAGACATCTCCTCCTTCAATTTTCAAACAAAATTCACACTGGACTCTAGCGCGACCTGTGCTGGGAGTCGCGGAACGTCTCGGGCACTAATCTCTCCACCTTTACTAGAGGCGACAAATGTCAGCCGGATACATCCAGTTGGCCGCCATCGGTCAGCAGGATGCCTACTTGACGGGCGAACCGCAAGTGACGTACTTTGCGGGCGTCTACAAGCGCCACACCCCCTTTGTTCTCGAAGCCTATGACATTCCCTTCATAGATCAGAGCATCACATATGGAAAAACGAGCATTTGTCGCATCCCTCCCAAAGGGGATCTCATACGAGGATTGACGCTCAAAATCAACCTTCCGGCTCTGTACAACCCCGGAAACGACTGGACGTGGGGGCCCACTCCGTCAGCGACGAACTTTCCTCGCCTCTGGTTTGGTCTCCCGAGTGGGGCCATCGCGGGTCCCCTCACCGCCCCCACAAATTTCCAGTACTATTCAACGAACGTAGCATCTCTGGCCGGCTGGTTCGATTCTAATTTCGGTCCTTATGCGAGCTATAATTATTCTCTTAACAAGTTTGTGTTCTCGAATGTCTCGAACGTCATTGTGACGGCAGGCGCGCCGGACAACTCCGCACTCTCGAGCATTTTTTGGGGCCTCGATCCGGTCAATTACACAACAAGCGCAGGATCAAACATTATTTACAACGCGACCGTCTCGTCCCTCTCGAACCTTTCGGCCAATTCCATTTCGCCTTCGAACACCCTCGCAAACGTCTTCATATCGACCCTTTCACCAGACTACACCCTTCAACAGTCTGGCTGGATCCAGACGGTCGGGTTGCCCACGAACACCCTCACAGGGATGTACCTCAGCCTCGCCGAGACTGTCACGACATCTTCCCAGCAATTTCTCAACTTTAGCAGTGTCAATCCGTCGAGCATCAAGTATTGGACTCAGAATGATTTTTCACCGAGTAATTACGCTATAACACCCGGGGGGTGCATCAAGTTCATCAACTCGGGCTACTATACGGTCCAGATGGGTTTCAACGTCCAGGGCGGTTCGGTCAATAACCTGGCGTACGGATCGTCCTCAACGGACGGCGCCCCCCCGATCACTTCATTCATTTACACCTCAAATTGTACGGTCTCTCCTAACCCCTCGACGCCCATAATCATTCCTATCATCGTCACAAATCCTGGCCTTTTCTATTACTTTTACGTCACGACAACCGGCGTGAACCTCCTCACAGGGACGTACTTTTCGGCCATCCCGGTGAATGATATTTACCAGCTTTCGAATAACGTCACACTCACGAGCACGTCTCGTGCGTCTATTCCCCTATACGGAAACGTGATTCCCCAAAACAGCACAGTGACCCTCGATTCTAATTCCATGATGAATTTTCAATTGAACGGCGCGTACCTCATCTCGGGCTCCCTGAGTTTCAATGACCCGTCGTATGTCGCAAATGTCTCGCTGGGATACGGTTCGAACACTATTTACACGTACGACATGTCGATCCAGGGACGGAATCCCACCTTTTGCTTTTCGATGCCCTTGGTCGCAAACACCCTTTTCTCGTACTATCTCAACGTATCGACGACCGGCTCCCTCTCGACCCTGAACGCCAACTCGTTCTTTGCGATTAACCAAGTGGGCGTCCTTCCGCCTACGCAGGCTGAAACTATCCTTCCGTACAACGG